AGAAGGAATCAGTCGTAGGGATGAGGATTTTGAAATATTAAAGAGTCGATTAATGTCAGTTGATTTGGTTGTATGGGATGATATAGCAGCCACAAAGCTTGGAGATTTTGACCATGCTAATCTATTAACCTATATTGACCAAAGGAAGCTCAATCAATTATCTAATATCTATACCGGAAATCTTTCGCACGACCAATTACGAGATGCTCTTGGAAATAGACTTTCGAGCAGGGTCTGGAATGATAGCATGGTGGTCAGATTTGTTGGCGTAGATAGGAGGGGATTGAGATGGTAAGTTTGCAGATTCTAAACAAAGTAATCAACACCCAGGATATGCAGCTTATAACCAAGAATGCCCTTACCGAGGAATACTTCCAAGGATATGAAGCAGAGTTTCAGTATATTAAAGAGCATTTTGAAAAGTACGGCAAGGTACCAGACAGAGCCACTTTCTTGAGCAAATTTACCGAATTTGATTTGATTGATGTAGATGAACCTGATAAGTATTTACTTGATACTTTGTATGAAGAGCATCTATATTACAAATCAGTAGAGGTAGTGCAGAAGGTAGCAGACCTGCTCAAAACCAATGCAAATGATGCAGTTGAATATTTACATTCTCAATTACCTAATCTCGAAATAGCAGCAACTGCTGAGGGCACTGATATCATCTCCGGTGCTCAAGAGAGATACCAAATATACAAAGATAAGATGAACTCAGAAAATCCTTGGTATATCACTACTGGATTTGAGGAATTAGATTCTATAGTATGTGGTTGGGCAAAAGGAGAAGAGTTAGTAGTTTTATTTGCAAGAACCGGTCAAGGTAAATCATGGGTATTGGCAAAGACTTTAACTCATGCTTGGCAGATAGGTAACAGAGTAGGATATATCAGTCCTGAGATGAGTCCAACAAAGATTGGATATAGGGTTGATACCTTGATGAAAAATTTCTCAAATAATAACTTGGTTTGGGGTCGAGAAGAACCAAACTATGATAAGCATATAGAAGAGTTGTCAAAGCAAGAAAGACCATTTGTGGTTGCAACTCCTCTTGATTTTCAAAAGAAGATTACTGTCACAAAACTAAAACACTTCTGTCAGACCCATAAACTTGATATTCTTGGGATTGATGGTATCACATATCTGACAGATGAGAGATACAAAAAGGGAGATAATAAAACCATAACCCTCACCAATATAAGCGAAGATTTATCAATGCTCAGTATTGAACTTGGGATTCCAATCATAGTGGTGGTTCAATCTAATAGAAGCGGGGTCAAAAATGCAGATGCAGATGGTACTCCAGAGTTAGAATCCATCAGAGACTCAGATGGAATAGCACATAATGCAACAAAGGTAATAGCACTCAGACAGACCGGAGCAGGATTGGAATTTGGTATCAAGAAACATCGTGATGGTAAAATGGGAGGAAAATTGATATATTATTGGGATATCGACAAAGGTCAATTTAATTATATTCCATCAGGAGAAGACGCGGTCAGACCAGAGACCAGACAGAAAAAAGCCGCCGAGATTAAAGATTCATTTCAAGATGGGACTGACATATTCTAAGGAAAGGGGAGGGCAATTAAATGTTTTATATCAATCGAACTCCTATATTAGCAGATGATTTGGAAGTGCTCAATGAACTCAAATATCAATTAGCGAGGCGTGGGATATTGAGATTTAATGAATTTAAGGTAGGACCGAGGAATATACAGTTTAATTGCCCTATCCATTCCAATGGTCAAGAGAAGAGACCATCATGCGGTATTAGCACGGTCCCAATCAAAGATATCCCGGCAGGTACGGTCCATTGCTTTGCTTGCGGATATACTGCGTCCCTTGAAGAGATGATTAGTCATTGTTTTGGCAGAGATGATATGGGTAGTTACGGAAGAGAGTGGTTGATTAAGAATTTCTTAACGGTATCAATCGAGAATCGGAAAGACATATCCCTTGATGTATCAAGAGGGTCAAAAGTTGAGAAGATGAGTTACATAAGTGAGGAAGAGCTGGACTCATATAGATATTACCATCCCTATATGTATAAGCGGAAACTCACAGATGAGGTCATTGAAAAGTTTGATATCGGATACGATGGGCATTTTGAATTAAAGGATAGAGATGGCAAGGTTAAGCAGGTATTGAGATGCTTGACTTTTCCCGTTAGAGATGAGAAAGGCAATACCTTATTTATAGCAAGGAGAAGCGTTGATATCAAGTTTTTCCATTATCCTGAGGGAGTAATCAAACCGGTATATGGATTATATGAGTTACCAGATGATGTAGGGGAGGTCATAATATGTGAGTCAATCCTAAATGCTTTGACCTGCTATGTATATGGTAAACCGGCAGTAGCACTCAATGGTCTTGGAACGGAATATCAATATGAGCAACTCAAGAGACTGCCGGCAAGGAAATTTATTATTGCTCTTGACCCCGATGAAGCAGGTCAGAGAGCAACCAGGAAATTGAGGAAAGCTCTTCGAGGTTCTAAACTGGTAACTCAATATGAGATACCAAAAGGAAAAGACCTCAATGATTTGGACAAAAAAGAATTTGAAAATTTGGTGGAAATATTTTGATTTTGGTATTGACTTATTAATTAATATGTTATATAATATTATCAAGAGATGAGAAATCACACTCAAAACACTTTTAAGGAGGAAAAGAACATGACAAGATTTGTATCCATAAGAAATGGGCAGGTAGCAGAATTGGTCAGCAGAACAGATGAGCAGGTAGTCCTCAAGATGGAAAATGGAAAGGAAAAACCAATCAGTCCAGCTACATTGAAGAGATGGTGGAAAGAGATTGAAGAGCCTCAAACAGAAGAAATCACATCGACAGATGAGGTCGTTGCCGAGGCAGCCCCGGTGATTGAGGAAGAACCGGTAGCAAAGGTAGAGAAGAAAGCAAAGAAACCAGCCAAGAAAAAGACCATTGATAACCCACATCCGCTGAAAAAGGTAATCGAAGATTTTGCAGCAGAGATTGGAACCGAGGTAACCACAGCAACCGTACCTACATTTAAGAGCCTAAAGGTTGAGGGAAAGAGATATGGAGCATTTACATTTGATGATGACTCAGTAACATTATGGCTTTACTCAGAAGCAATCGAGGGATTGGCGGAGTTTAGAAAAATCAAGCACATCCTTGATGCAAGAGTCAAATTCGAGGAAATGAATGATGAAGTGGTAGCGAAGGTAAAGCAGCTGGTATTGGCATCCTTGGAATTTACAAAAGCTAAGATTGAAGCTAAGAAAACTAAATAACTCACAAAACTAAGGGGGATAATATGATAAAAACACTCAAAACACTTTCAACTCTAATAATCAATGAAAACTTGAAAATGACATTAGAAGAGATAGCTGTAGCTTATAGGGAAGACTTAAACCCTTCCCTATTGGCAGCAGCATTCGCAAAGACCTATAAGCTGATAATAACGAAACATTGAAAATGACATTAGAAGAGATAGCTGTGGCTTATAGGGAAGACTTAAACCCTTCCCTATTGGCGGCAGCATTCGCAAAGACCTATAAGCTGATAATTAATATTTCAAATCATTATTACGGGTTGACTCAAGATGACATAGCAAGTTTCTCATTGGAAAAATTAGACTTTTGCTTACAGACTTACAATGATGATAAGGCAGCATTTAGTACTTACTTCTCCACCAATCTCAGAAATAAATTCAGAGAGGAAACTCAATATCTCAATACTCAAAAGAGAAAAGTAATGTTTTATTCTGAGAGCTATGATGTGATGGTGGAAAATGGATTTGATTTGGAAAGTCCGGTGCGGGTGGGAGAGACGATTGATAATTTAGCACCATATGGATTGACGGAAAAAGAAATGGTATATTGTGATTTAATACTCAAAGATTTTACAAACGCAGAAATATCTAAACTATTAGGAGTTAGTGTAACGACCCTTAGCAATATGAGAAAAAAATTAAGGAAAAAATTGATGCCTTTAGCTTTAGAATATTAGAGAAAATTCTATATAATATTCATAGGAGGGATTTGAATAATGAGGAAGCTAATGCAGA